AACGTGATATAAATCACATAATCCTGCCCGATAACGTCAGCTACGCGGGCATTGTGCGCGCAGGTTTTGAAACCCCCGCCGTGCTCCACATGGGCATCATAAGAGCTGCGGCCAACTTTCATGGCCTCGGCCTTGTCCCCAACCAAGGAGAAGGGGAGTCCGAGCGTGGAGCTCGTCTTGAGCCGAACGGCCATGTCGGTGTTGCCGCGGCGCGCGAGGGCAGGCCCCGAGACACGGAGCGTCACGGCGATTTTCTTGGGCAGGTTGGCGGTGTAGTCCCCGGCGCGGGCGGACTCGCTCGGGGGCTCGGCCATAATCTCCTCAGCCAGCCGGAGCGTTTTCTCACGGCGCTCATTGGCCTCATCGACTTGGCTACGGTCGTCGATGTAGGAACTGCTGTCGCCGCTGCCACTAACGTAAGTGCTCGGCGTCCCGTCCTCCTCACTGAGGATCGCGCTGGGCAAGCCGGGCTTAACCGCCGGCGGCCCGACGACGATGGTGGGGACGGCCATAAACCGCGCTAAAAGCCCAGGGCTTGGGCCTTCGGCCTCCAACTGCAGCAGGCAGCTCTCGATGTGCTCCTCGGCGGGGCGCCAGTCTCCAGGCATAGTTTCCGTGTCCTCGCAAAGCAGCGTGCGGAAGCTGTCTTCATAATCCCCATCCCCGCTGTCCCACCCCGCTCCGGGCAAGCCCGCCCAATAGCTCTCGACGAGGGCATGGGCGCGCTCAGGGGCATCCCAGTGCGCCGCCACGGCCCTAAACATGGCGCCGTAGATCGGGAAATAGGCGTCATTCGCTGCATTCGACTTGCACTTGGCGACGAAAACGTGCGCCGGGGTAACCCCGGGCGGCAGGGCAGGGGTGCAATGGAATTTGGACAGCATTCGCTTGGGCTTGGATATGCTGGCGGTGTCGCCAAAGAAAATCCCTGGGAAGTCGCGCGACAGGAACGAGACAGGGTCGCCGCGCTGCACCACCTCGACCGTGAGCCGCAGGCCGCACAGCCCCGCGGCCCGCGTCATGCCGTCGGCATCACCACCTGCCACAACGCTATCGTCGCCGAACATGAGCGACTCAGCGCAGAGCCCGTCCCACGCAGTCTCAGGGTCAATGAGGTAGCGCCGGAGGAAATCCACAAAAGCATTCTGTGTGGTGTTAAGACCGGTGGTGAGATACTGGCCGCTTGTCATAGTGTTGCACGTGTTGAAGCGGACACCATGCTTAGTGCGGGAAGCCCGGCCCACCTGGCGATCGAAATCGGCCGTCACGCTGGGGCGAACGTCGTCCTCAGTGACGGCGATGACGATCATTCGATCGATCATCCGGGTGAGGGCGTTCTC